AAATACTGTGTGTTAAAAATAGATCCACTTGTTGCGGTATTATCTGTTTGAAATAATGTTTGACCAACTACATTATCAGCATTTCCACTAAGACGTTCAGCTATTAAATCAAAAGTTTTTACATAATCTGCATCAGATGGTGCAAATAAGTACTCAATTGGTTTAATTACTTCAGCTGTAGAGTTAAAAAGTACTCCAAATAATATTTTTATCGCTTCATCAGTACCTTTTGTTGCATAAAAATCCTTAGCTTGACGTAGAAAATTAGCTTTATCTACTTTATCATGTAATTTTCTATCTTCAAAACCAGGCAAGAATAATTTTTTAGTTTTTTGCCAAAATTCTTGTAAAAATAAGTTACTTAAATTGATAACTTTTGAATTATTTTCATGTTTACTAGAACTAGTATTAGAAAATACTAATGTTTCTGGATTATTTGGATCTTTTAAATTATCTACACCACAAAAACCACGTACACAACCTGTAAATGACGTTGCTGTTTTACCAGTATATGTTATTATTTCATTATCAATCTTCAAAAGTCCATAATCTGCAGGCCAACCTTCTGTTGAACTTACATTTATTGTTGCATCATATGAATTAACATGACTAGTACATGTAGAAAATCCTATTAAATTACTAGTTTCACTATAAGTTTCAGATTTTTGATAGTCATTAAAATTAGTAATAATATCAATGGAACTACCTTGATTCTCTTGACTAATATAATATTGTTTTAAAAAATCTACAAATAAGGGATTATCATCAACCACAAACGAAGGCAGTTGACTTGATACAAGTTTATTGATTTGTACTTTTTTAGCGGCTGTGTCTATACCCATTATTAGGATTAATAGCTAACGTCTGTTGATGTAGATGATATATCTTTAGTAGAAGTGTATCTACTAGAAGTAGGAGCAGAATCCGTCTTTCTTATGTAGTCACCATCGGAGAAACTAGATGTGGAAATGTAATTTGCACCTGATGAGTCTGCACCAGTGGAAATAGTATCTTCAACACAACCAATATGACTATCTGGTATAGAAAGTTGAACATATAGATCCTTTAATCCAATAATATCATTAGATTCTGGAATTGCCTCTATTTCAACGATATTATCAGCCTTAACTGTTGATAAGATCCGTATTGTATCTATAAGAATTTCACCAATATCATATTTAACAGTACCTGCATTATTAACTACTTTTTCTACTTCACCTGTGTTTGATAATCTGAATATAAACAATTGACCAGTTTTATCATCAATATAAGAATCACCAAAGTAACAAGTACCTAAAACACCGTCAAGAGTGAATCCAGTTGACTTAATATTATAGCCTTCTCTCCTATTATGGAATCTATTACCAAAACACAACTCATATTGTGCAAAATTATCAGTATCTACGTCTAAATTACGTCTAATAATGATTTTTGTGATATTTGACGTAACTGCAGGATTAGTTTCATCAATTATCTTAATTATTTTACTATATTTAAATCTACCACCAAATTTATTCAAATCTGCAGATTTTGAGTAAGTTTCGAGAGAATTTCTGATAATAGACTTTAAATCATTAACATTTCCAACAACATTTGAGTTATAATAGATTGTAGAATCTAATTCAATGTACAAATACTTCAAATCTACGAATTCTTGACGAATTCCTGCAACTGAGTAGCTTTTTAACTTGGATATAAGTTGTCTTTTGTCAAAATCGGAGATAAATCGTCCATTTTTGGGTTTTATTGACAAAAATACCTTCCCAAATTGAGGAGGACTTGAATCTTCACCTCCATATGCAATTACACTCTCTGCATTTGGGAAAATTGTCGGAATTATCGCTTCATAATCGTTAGTTGTGACTGCACGGTGTTGTGCCGAGTAAATTCTAGTTGCTAAATTCCTAACTGTGTCTAAACTTTCAATATTTGCACCATTTCTAGCTGGTTCGTTGGTAATTATGTCAGAAATACCCGTTGTAATGAGTCCACCATCATTATCTAATAGTTTTCCAGCGAAAGAAAATGCAGAAACACCATTTCCACCAGGCCCATCAGACACAATATAGGTTGCAGTCACACAATTATTGTTACTTAACTTCTTACCAAGTACTCCATCACCAAAAAGTATCTCATATTTCTCATCTTGGACTTCTTGTAGTAAATATGTCTCAGAAAATGTTGTAATTCCCACAATATTATCAATTTGTGAGAAAAGTGTCTTTGAAGTAGAAGATATTGTGTCTTTTACATTGACTTTTAGAGTAGAAGTGTCAACATATGCATTAGGAATAATGAATCTTTGGTTAGGTTGACCATTATCTACAATAAATTGCTTCGTTAAGAAGGTTCCTTGCTTAATATCAATGGTAAATTGTGCAAATCCATCATTAACAGGTGATATAATGTCCTCTGGTACACAAAAAGTGTAGTTAGTATTCTCAAAATCACCCAATGCAAACAGTCCAGCCTTAAGTGTTACACTTGATCTGGTAGTTCCAGACCCTAAATCAACAGTAAAAGTGACATTTGCAGTTGCAGCTCGTCTAGAAGAGGGTACATAACCAACATTTCTTGCTAATGCAACCACATTTTCTCTTAAAGTTGCACTATCAATGAACGCCTCATTGGCGACCATGTTAGTATTATATGCTGTAGTATAGGTATTATAAGCTAAAGTGTCTATTAATATGGATAAATTTGATCCTTCAAAGTCAAAATCAGTGAAATCGGAGTTGGCACGCAGATATTCACGCAAAGAAACCTTAATTTCTTCAAAATCTAGGTTTGTATATTGTGTAAATGCCATTATTCTCTAGTTGATTGAAGGATAAATGTAATTTCTTGTGGTTGTGCCTCTTGGCCAATGATATTGTAACTTACACTAACCTCTAAATTGTTAGTATTGGGTGGATGAACACAACTAACATTAGTTAACGCAACTCTAGGTTCAAAATTATTGATCGTAGTTTCAATTTGAGTCTTTATTGTAGTCAATAATCCACTATCTGCCTGTTCAAATAGACTTTCTTTGACACGAGAACCTATCAGAGGGTTAAAAAACCTCTCTTCATTGATAGTTTCGACTAAATTTCGGACAGATCTCTTAATTGCATTCTCATTTGTAAGAGAAATGATGTCATTAGTGACAGGATGTTTCTTAAAAGACAGTGAAATGTCTTTAAATGCACGTGATTGTCTCTGTTGTACAACAGGCATTATGCCAATACAATATTTTACTCAATATATTTATACTACTTTATAAAAAGTATACTTAAGAAAGAGTTCTTCCTTAGGCTTAATAGTTTTAATAGTACGTATATAATATTTATTATTTATTAAGTATTTTTCACAATTAGGATTTTCGCTATGATTGATGAAGCCACCCATTGGTGTTCTTATGATTTCTTCATCAATTAAAACGTGTGATAGACCTAATTCTGTGTTAATGGGTAATTCCTTTCTAGTAAACAATCCTTGGCCTGCAATAGGACTATTACCAACAAAGAGACCATCATGGAGTGCTTGATACATTACTGACTCCAATCCTTATATGGTGGTTCTGGTTCATTGATACGATGTTCAAAGTGTTTAGTATCAAAGTATGAGGGTGGTAATGGTTCTACATTATCATATGGCCCTTTTAGTTTTCTCTTATATTCTCTTTCGTCTAATACTTCATTAATGAGTATTTTTAGTTCCTTGACCATCTCAGGAGTATGTAACCTATGAGGATGAATCATCATAGGCTTATGTGGTTGTGCTTTTCCTTTTCCTTTGTAATTAGGATCGACAGGGCCACTCATACCCTGAGTGTCAATTTTACTCATTTCTTTCTGATAGGAACGTCAATTTCCCAACAATGGGACTTAAGTTTAACTATATCAAATTGTTTTCTATTCTTCTCATATGTAGCTGCAGGTTCATTACCTGCGGTTTCACCATAATTGGGTTTATTGGGATTTTTTAAACCCATGTAATCTAATATCGCACCATCTACCATGAAAAATAATGCATCCCATGTTAATGTATCTCTTAGATTAACTGCAATACGATCTACATCGTTTTCATCAAGGTACTCACCAGTTGCTACTGCATTTGAGTAATCTTCATATTGAGTCAAGAGTTTTGCTCTTGCTTCTACCAACTTATTCAGGTTGATAGAGATCTTCACATCATCATCAAATGACATTATCTCCCTTGACCTCTATATCTTTTCTTGGCTTTGTTTCGAGAGGTTGCGCTGTATTTGGAATGCTTTCCTCTTCCTTGTCGAGATTTTTTGGGGATCGACTCTACGAAACTCCCACCTGATAAACTACTCTTGACTGCCATTGATTAACTCCATTGTAATTGTTGAAGGATCAGGTTCCCCTGTCCTGTAGTATTCTTCCGATAAATCTTCTATGGTATCAAATGCATCATCGAGTTCGCCCGAGAAAACGACCTCTCCATCCACTTTAACCTCCCAAGTATCAGATAACTCTTGTTTTTTCATGTCCTACACGAATCCGAGGATCGCACCATATCTCAAAGCCTTCTTTCTTGGCATCTAAACAGAAACTGACATCCTCTCCACACATGTCCTGAACCTCACCAGATTCAAAAACTTGCATTTGCGGTGCGAACCACGGATATTCTAGAGTTTCAAATACACCTTTCTTAATAGACACCCATCCGAAACCTGTGTAGTCACATGTAAAAGGCTTCCGTCTCTTACTCATGGTCTCTACAGTCTCGTGGTTCATGACCCCTTTGTTCTTCTTGAAGTCTTCTTCTTCGAGCCAGTGTGCAATGGAAGTGGTTGAGCCATCTTCAGTTGCATACCATCCTGCTGCAATATCCTTCTCCATTCCCAACTGCATTAGTCTGAAGAAACTCTCTGTGTTAAACACGATGTCAGAGTCTATCCATAACTGATAGTCATATTCTAATTTCCCGTCCCAAGGTTTCTGTTCCTTACCCCT